GATCCAGCAGAAAGGGGAACACATGGAGAAAGTACAGGAAGCACCAGAAAGCCAAGAACTTTTCGAAAATGAAATTGATATGTATTTTAAAAGATTTTGTGCGAAAGAAAACATTGAGGACATGGCAGCGGCTCCGCAATCCCTTTTTTATGCCGCTTTAATTTATGTATATAATAATACTTTTAAGGGTACTAACAGACTAAAATTAAAGGGTAAATTACAGGGATATAATAATAATAATTATAATAATCAATATAGTAATATAAATAATAGTAATTGTAATAGTTATAATTATGAGTATCTTAATTATATAGCAGATTATTATATATATATGTGTTATAAGTATAATAAAATATGTACTATAAGTGGTTATTGCAAATTAACTGGTATAAGAGAAGATATTGTATATAATTGGGGAAATGAGAGCAGAACGCCGCAACTAAGTACATCGGCAAACAATTTATATCAAAAATTGTCTAAAGATTACGAATCTAGTGGAGAGGCTCGGCTCTGGTCCGGCAAGAACCCAGTCGGACAGCTCGCAGTCATGAATCGCCGCTTTGGTTGGAACTTGCCAGGCGTGAGCAGAGAAAGCACTACAAAGGTTATCAAGACAGTAGCAGACCTTCCACAGCTCGGCACATCTGGCAACGCTCAAGGCTCTGATATTCGTCAAATTGCACAACAGGAAATCATTGTACATGATGTACAAGAAATCCCACAAAGCCAATAAACAAGCGGATTCTGGCAGTTTGGCTCACGATAGCATGATTTCGCTAAAGTTGAGTTTAGCGAAGTGAGAAAACAGAACATTTGAACGATAAAAGTACGATAAAGCCAGTAAACAAGCGGATTGACAGCGATTACATGATAATTATTTATTGTGCAATGGCTCCGCTCTGGCTGATTTCGTTGTGCAAGATATACAAACGCAGGGCGTGGGGGTTATATATACACGCATTGCACGCCCAACTAAGTCGCTTTCCCAACCCCAAAGATAAAAAGGCTTATTATATATATTTATATATACATAACCAACCAATAATAATTTATTAAACTATATACAATAACCATTATATTTATTAATATATAGTCCTGATAATAACCCATATAATATAATCAATAAATCTACTGTACAAATCTGATAGATAGGTGTATAATAGACACATCTTAATTATTCATAAGATATTCAATAAACACATCAGAAAACGGCTAATTCAGCCGAGTAAATTCCAAAAAATTTCAAAAAATAAAAAAGGTTAGGAGTTAGAAATGCAGGGAGCAGAGTATCAGGCTTTGGCTATGCGTACTAACGATAAAAAGTCTATAGACAGGCTTCTGAATAAGATTAATGATTTAAAGATTGGCAACCGCGGCGAAGATACGCCAGAGATTGAATTAGGTGGTGTTCTTAATGCTGCATTAGGTTTATCCGGCGAGGTTGGAGAGCTTAACGACATGCTTAAAAAATGGATTTTTCATGAAAAGCAGCTAGATCCTGAACATTTAAAGCGTGAAATCAGTGATGTATGTTGGTACTTAGCTTTGATGTGCGATTCTTTTGAGTTCAGCCTTGATGAAATCATGCAGATTAACATTGATAAGCTGAAAGCAAGATATCCAGAGGGATTTGATACTTACAAAGCTAATCACAGACAGGCAGGTGATGTTTGATGAACGATATTTCATATCCATTACCTTGTATTAATTGTGCAAGTAGACTTCAGTCAGAATACGCATGTAATAATTGCATACATAACGGTGCTAAGAGTGATGATAAGTTTGATAATTTTATTCCACTTAAAGATGTTGCACCTAGCGTCAATGAAAAGCCGGTAAATGACAGTGTTAATCATCCAAGCCACTACGCAACCGGTAAATATGAGTGTATAGATGTTATGCTTGAGATATTTGGTGTTGAAGCTGTAAAGACATTTTGCTTGCTTAATGCTTTTAAGTATAACTACCGCACTGGCAACAAGAATGGCTTAGAAGATATTAAAAAAGCTAAGTGGTACATTGACAAGTACATAGAATTGTCAGAATAGCCGTGTCGGTCAATGAAAGTATAATGGCTACAAAGGATAGTACACTGCGGTTTGTGGCGAATATATACCGAGAATAGCCACTTAATGCACCATAGCCAAGCGGTAAGGCACAGAGCTTTGACCTCTGTATGCGTCGGTTCGAATCCGACTGGTGTAGTTCGTCTTACTTTTATCGTAGACTACCATGTTTTGCATTTTAAGGTAGTCCTCCTTTCATGTACCTCTTTGGATTTTGTTCAGTTAAAAGCGGTGCAAGACCGCTTGAGAGGGCTTGGCGTGTATATACACAGTCATGTGAAAACCAACTTATCAAGAAGCACTCCTTACTAAAATACCCCTAATATTTTATTGTTTCTGTTCTTGTTTCTTGATAGCCGTTACAGGCGGTATTTGCCGATATGGGATAAAGGTATTCCAGTAGCTTGCTAAGCTATATTTTTGCAAAGGGAGGTAAATATGGAAGAAATATGGAAGCCTATGTTTCATAAGGATATGGATTTAAGCAATAGATTTTTGGTATCAAATAAAGGCAACATATATAGTTTAATATCTAATAAAATATTAAAACAAACCCCAAATAAATCAACTGGTTATTATGGACTATGCGTAAGCCTTGGTGGAAGAAATAATCGGAAATATCTAAAAACTCATATTGCAGTTGCTTCAACCTTTGTTTTTGGCTGTAAAAACAATTTGGTAGTAAACCATAAAGACGGAAACAAGAAAAATAATGACGAAACTAATCTTGAATGGGTTACAAGCAAACAAAACACAATTCACGCAATAGAACACGGATTATTGATTCCCAAAAAGGGTTGCGAACTGTACAACTCAAGAATAAAGGAAGAAGATGTAAGAAACATTAGAAAGAGGCTGAAAAATAAAGAAAGACAATGTGACATTGCAAGAGATTATAACGTAAGCAGTGATGTGATTTATCATATTGCTCATAATCAAAGCTATAGAAACGTTGTTTAAAAATAACTTTTTTATTCTGATGTGTGGTGGAATGGGTAAACGCTAATAGCAGATAGAATGAGCTAGTGGTTCGAATCCACCATAGCATAACCACAGGGGAATACCTGATTGCTAGGGGCTTGAAAGGACAGGAGTGCTTGTTTATGTGTGGTTCAAATCCACACCACATCAAGCGGTCGGGTAGCTCCCGAATAAGCAGGCGTTGCAGTATTCCCTGCTGAAATAATTAAAATGTTTGTGTTGGTTGATTTGCGAACAGGATGGCAAATAGTGTAATGAAGTGCCATAAATACTTTCCAACACAAGAAACTGTACAACGGATAGTGGTTCAGTTGAGAGTAACGCTTGATTTGTTCAAGTAGTCACAGGTTCAAGTCCTGTCTATCCGATTACAACAAACTAGGTTAGCTACCGAAAAGCAGAACTGTGACTGCCTGTTTGTTGTTTTTGTTATTCACAGATTAAGCACAAGCGGAGTGCTGTTATCTTTCACAGGAGGTAATTTATGAATTTTAAAGAATTATTTATTGACAAATCAAAAGCACTTATTGTAAACACTGATTTAGCACTTGTTTTAGGTGATTTAAACGAAGCAATAGTGTTAAATCAATTAAATTATTGGCTAGGAATTAACAAAAAAGCCGGTAAAAATTTTATTGACGACAGATATTGGGTATATAACTCATACAGCGATTGGAAAGCTAAAGATTTTCCGTATTGGAGTGAAAAAACGATACAGAGAACATTTACAAGGCTTGAAAATAAAGGAGTTGTTGTATCTGCTAATTATAACAAATTGGGTATTGATAAAACAAAGTGGTACACAATAGATACTGAAAAATTGCAAGAGCTTGTGGATGAATTTAATTCCGATGAGGACAAAATGACAAATCGACAAGACAATATGACAGACCGACAGGACAAAATGACCTGTCGAGAAGGACAAAACGACAGACCATTACCAGAGATTACTACAGAGAATATAGACAGAGATTATACTACAGAGAATAAATATGCTCTTTCAGAATCTAAAGATTCTTCAAGAGGAGATATATATGCTTTTTCAGCTGAAAAAGGCGGAAGCGAATCTGATGTGATTAAAAACCTTGCTGTTGAATTTGCTGATTGCGAGCCGTCAGATTGGCGAATAGAGGAGTTAAAGCATATTATTGACTATTTCCTTGAGCAATACAATAAAACTTTAAATATGAGCCATATACGCATTACAGAACAAGCCTTGACAAAGATAGTTATTAATTACTTTGAGCCAGTTGGTAATTATATGAGTGATAATTCTGCTTATGGATTTGATGATTACTACAAAGAGTTAATAGATTATTACTTACAGACAAAATACAAGATTAATGGCAAAGAAGTAACTAAGAGCTTGCAGCATTTCATGTCTGGAATGATAAGAGAAAACTTAGCACAGAAATATTTGAAATAAGGAGTGATTATTATGGCTATGGGCGTACACCCACTAAACAAAGATAAGTTTTATGAAGCAATTAACCTGTACATATCGGGGCAGGCTTCACAGGTAAAGGCGGCAAAAGTAGCAGGTTGCAGCGTACCGACATTTAAGAAATACGCTAACAAGATTTATGGCGGCGAAGAATTACCGGATAATTTATGGGGAAAAAATAATGGTTAAGAAAATTATTAATCGCTGGATAAGACGCAAGACAAAGAATTTAACAAGAATACCATTGTTTATGATGACATTTAACTATCGTAAATATAAAGCAGATGGCAAGAAAGATAGCTGCACAATGCATTGCCACCCAGATATTGCCAATGATGAATTTGTAAAGGGCAAATTACAGGAAGTTGTTGACTATATCAGAGATAACTATGATTTGGATATATTTACGAAGATTTGAGGTGTGATATGAAAGATTGCTCAATTTGCAAATATTGTGATGAAGATTTTGATTTTGATGAAGAAACAGGAGAAGAATATCCGGTTTATGAATGCCAAAAAGGGAATGATACATCACTTGACTATGAGTGCAAGGATTTTAAGAAATACAAGCCTCAAAAATATAAAGAGAAAAATACCGAATGCGATATATGCGAATACAGAGAAGAATGTGCAAAATATAGTTCCGGGATAGACTGTACAACCAACATGGATATAAAAACGCATATTATTTATCCACAAGACAAATGCATTAAAAGGGCAAAAGAACTAGGTGTTGAAATACCCAAAGATATCCAGAAAGCTACAGATTGTAAATATTATGAAATGTTAAGTTACGGAGTACTTGGCACGGCTCACACATGCGTGAATGAGAAAAGTAATTGCTATTTAGATTACCCAGTTATATGCCTTAAGGGGTGCGGATTTTATGAAAAAGACAAATCTATATATAGCATGAAGCACTTTGAAATAAATAACATATCTTTCGATGTTGGTTACGGAGAAAAATATGCTATTGATGTTACAAATGAACGATTAGAAATTGTTGGCATGCAGGTACTTGGTAGAAAGCCTATAAGGATGATCGAAAAGGACTATGTGAGAAATAGCATAATAATTAAGACACTTGAATACATAGCTTGCAATAACTGGAGAAAAAGACACGGATTGCCAATGTTAAAACACTATTCACACAAAACAAAATAGTCAATAACGGATTTTTATTTGATAAGTGAGGGCGGCTTATATGAAACATCAAAAAGAATGGCACACTTGTGACAGGTGCGGAAAAGAGATAATACCTAAGAGCTGGAAAAAAGTTAGATTTAAGCAAGTTGGATGCTGCGGAGATATAGTTCCCACTTTTGAAGATAATGATATGTGTCTTGAAATCAAGAATGTTCGCAGATATGAATTTTTAGAAAAAACATACGAACTATGTCCTAAGTGCAGAAAAGATTTTGAGAGGTTTATGAGGAATGAGTAATGCTTTTACGATTATGTTTTTAATTGTGATTATAGTAGCTGTGGCACTTATGATATCTATATGCATTGCAGGAACAGTGTTTTTGCTTGAAGAAACAGGAATGCTTGATGTATTCAGAGAGATTATCAAAAAGGATAGGAAGTGATTTTATGAAAATATCAGAGATGAATAACTGCATTGAGAAAATGCGTGAGTGTTACAGATTTAAAGATAACGAAACAGAAATTAGACTTGTAAATGTGATAAGCCATGATGACAAATGTGTTTACATTAGTACAAGAGATGAAAATGGAACAAAAATTGAAATGACAAGGTATGTAGATGAATTAGTAAATGTTTAATTGCTGATTATCAGTAGAAAGGAATATATTATGAAGAAGAAAATTTTAGCAGTTGTGTTAGGATTGACATTATGCTTAGGAATGACCGGATGTGCGTCATGGGACAGAATGGTAACAGATATGAAAAGCGATGTAAATGGCGATATGCAAAGAACAATTACTGTATACACGGCAGATGGTAAAGAACTCGCAACATATGAAGGCAAGATTGATATTGATACAAACGATGGTGAATATGTTAAGTTTGATTTTAATGGTAAGAGATATATCTACTACAATTGCTTTGTAGAAAGCATTGCAGATATTGATTAAGTGATATTACCGACTACAAATTGATTGTAGCCGCTAACCTAAAACAGTTATAGGCAGAGGTCTATAAGCACCTTTGCTGAAAAGTGGAGGTGCTTTTCTTATGGCTAGTCAGAGCCTTATTTCTACAATCAATGGATATGAAAATTACATAGAAAAAAACGGAATAGATGAACAGGTAATTAATGCCTATGTAGACGCTTGCAGTGTAGCCATAAATGGCGAGAAAGATATTGAGTATGGACTACAACTCACTAAGAGGGCAAAAGAGCTTATAGAGGACTTCTGCACGGCTAAAACAGGTGGCACGATTTGGGATTTGGAAAAGTATGCGTTTGCAAATAAAACGGAATATGAGCTGATTAATTGGTTTTATGATATTTTACTGATTGAAGCTCAACACAAAGTTGTTGATAGCGGATTTAGATATCTTGAAAAGAAAAGAGAGCCTAAAGAACGATTTTATATGCCACGTCGCAAACAATTCTTAAAAATGGGATTAATAGAAGCCTTACAGGGCATGATTGATGATAAATACGATATATTGTGCGTGTCATTAATACCTGGAGCGGGAAAGACAACTATCGAAAAGATGTTTAACGCTTTAGTAGCTGGTTGGTTTCCTAATGATTTTTGCCTTTTTTACTCCCATTCTGGCGACATTACACGAATGTATTATGATGGTGTATACGATATTGTTACAAATGCTGATGAATATGCATGGAACGAAATCTTTCCTAGCCTTACAGTTACAAGCACTAATGCAAAGTTAGAGCAGTTCAATATCGGCAAATATAAGCCATTTCCAAGCGTACAATGTACATCTGTAGGAAGTAAGAATGCCGGTAAAGTTCGTGCAAGTAAGTTTTTACTTGTGGATGATATGATAGGTGGTATTGAAGAAGCACTTAATCCTATGGTACTTGATAAGCTGTGGGATAAATATGCAGTAGATGCCAGACAAAGAAAAATCCAAGATACAGACGGACATAACTGCAAAGAGATACATATTGCTACACGTTGGAGCGTACATGATGTTATCGGAAGAATACAGAATATGTACGCAGGAAACAAAAGAGTTAAGACTATTGCTGTGCCGGATGTAGATCCAGTAACAGGTGAGAGTAATTTTGACTATGAGTATAGTGGATTTACAAAAGAGTTTTTTACTGACCAACAATTACTCATGGACGAAATATCTTATAGATGTTTGTATAAACAAGAGCCTATCGAACGTGAGGGGTTATTATTCCCAGATGATAAAATCCGCAGATACCTTAATCTGCCACACGGAGAACCAGAAATTATCACAGCACAATGCGATACTAAGGGTAAAGGAACAGACTATTTCGTATTACCTGTATTACAGAAGTACGGAGAAGACTATTACTGCATTGATTGCGTATGCGATAACACAGCAGATTACGAAGAACAATACAGAAATGCCGCAGGAGTGCTTGTAAATAATAAAGTGCAAGAATGCGAATTTGAGCGTAATGCTGGCGGTGACAGAGTTGCAATGGAAGTCAATAAAAGAGTTGAGAGTGTAGGCTGGATATGTAACATTACTGATACACCGACCGAAACGAATAAGGAAGCAAGGATATTCCAATGTTCTAACTGGATATTACAACATATTATTTTTAAAGACGCATCACTTTATAAGCCTAATGAGCCATACGGAGTGATGATGTCACTGTTAAAGCAATATTCGGTATCAGGCAAAAAACAATTAGATGATGTTCCAGACGTTTTCTCAAACTTTGCGTTAAGAATGACAAAAGGAAATAGAATAAAAAAGACAGTAATTATGTCGAGTCCAATATAAGAGGAGGGTATTTATGGTGACAAAGGAAGTTTTATCACAGTATTCAGACTTACAGGAAGAAGTAAAAGAAGTAAGGTTAAAGATAGAACGGCTTGAAAAGGATATAAGCAAAATTGAAGCTGGAGAAATGGTTATAGATTCTGTTAGCGGCGGCGATGGTGGCAAACAACATTTCAAGATTGAGGGCATACCATTCCCGGAGTACAGTAGAAAGAAAACACTTCTTTATGCAAGAAAAGCCACATTGCAGTTGCTTGAAGATGATTTGTTGGAAAAAACCAACGAGGTTGAAGAATTTATTGCAAGCGTTGGCGATAGTAGAATGAGAAGAATAATCAATCTTAGATTTTTAGAAAATAAGACTTGGAATGAAGTGGCTGATTATATAGGCGGCGAAAATACAGAGGATAGCGTAAGAAAAAGTTTTGTAAGATTTTTTGAAAAATAGTAAAGTTGTCCGATATGTCCGCTTTTATTAGTTTATTATTATATTGAGCAAAGCGAACTTCATAAACATGTATAATCCTTATCGAAAAGCATCGTCATTTAATTATGGCGGTGCTTTTACTATGTAACGAGGTAGAAATATGATTTTTTATACGAACAAAGACAAGTCAATTATGTGTCCGAACTGCCACAAGTTTTTGACTAAGGCAGACAGCAAAGACCCAAGAACACATAAATTAGCGTGCAAGCATTGCCACAAATGGATATGGTATGTGCCTAACGATGATGATGATTTTCAGATTAAGGAAATACCACAAAGCAGGAGTTCAAGCGGTATGACATTTTATTAGAGGTGTAGACAATGCAGACAGGAAGAATTGCTATTTATACAGGTGCAAAAGAAATAACACCTGACAATATAATACCAATTTTGCGTGAAGCAATTTTGGAACATGATATTAATTCCAACAGAATACAGTTTCTTCTTGATTATGACGCAGGAATACAGCCGATAGTTAGGAAGAATCCAAAGACTTACAGACCAGACATTGACTGTGAGTGCTGTGATAATGTGGCTAACGAGGTCACAGAGTTTAATTTAGGTTTTAAGTGGGGAAATCCTATAACGCTAGTTCAAAACGGCGACAATGAGGATTCTAACCTCACAGAAGCTATAGCAGAATTAAACAGTTGCTATGAATCGCAGAACGCAAGACAGAAGCAACAGGAACTTGCAAGATATGTTGAAATCGGCGGCGTTGGATATGTCCTTATTGATGTGAATACAGAATATGAGGACGGAGAAAGCTATTTTACATATAATGTATTAGACCCAAGAACAACATTCGTTATAAGGTCAACGGCTTATAGCGATAAGAGGGTTATTCTTGCAGGCACTTATATTAAGGATAAATACAGTGGAGCGAGATATTACACTTGCTTTACCAAAGATATTCGTTATGAAATAACGGATGGAATAAAAATTACTAACGGACCGAAAAAAGGAAAAACAAAATGGGGATTTTTAAAAAGAAGTGGGGAAGAAAATCCGTTACATAAAATTCCTATCATTGAATACACAAGGTCATTTGACAGAATGGGCTGTTTTGAGCGGCAAATATCTGAAATGGATAACTTAAATCTACTCATTTCAGACTTTACTAATGATGTTGAACAGAATACACAGGCAGTATGGCACACAAATGATGTTGATTTCCCAGTCGAACAGGAAATAACAGTTGATAATGATGGAACACAACATATCAGTAAAAAAGTAAGAAAACCTAAGTCTGGAGAATGGTTACAGACTTATTCAGCAGAAAATGGTAAAACTCCAATAGTTGAGCCGCTTACAATTAATTATGATTACACAGGTATGCTTAATAATATCCAATCAAGGCGACAGATAATCTTACAGAAATGCAACGTACCACAGCGAAATGATAATAGTGGCGGTAGTACAGGAGTTGCAATGTCAGACGCAACAGGCTGGTCACAGGCTGAAACAGCAGCGGCAAAACAGCAATTAATTACAGATGGCTGCAAAATGGAAGAGATAAAAGTTGTTCTTGCAGCTATCAAGCTATCAAACAATGTTAACAGCAGCAATCCATTGCTTAAATTAAGGGCAAGAGATGTAAAACCTAACATTAAGCGACAAAAAACTTATGAAATGTCAACCAAGGTTAATGCTATGGCAACATTGATAAGCCACGGATTTAGCCTTAAAGATACAGTTGATGCAATTCCATTCTTTGATGACCCTAACGATGTTGTAGCGAGAAGCGGAAAGATGGTTAAGGCATATCAAGACAGTATAATCAACAAAGATACACAGAACCAAGCAGAGGGTGGAGATGGAGAACAGCCACCTAATAAAGACCGCACAATGCAAGACTTATCAGACCAGACAGAAAATAGTCCGGTTATAGATAAGAGCAGAACAGATAAATAATTGATATTGAGCCACAGGGTAGAAAATGCCTTGTGGCTTTTTATATGCCCTAGAGAAAGGGCAATACAAATATCGCAAGAAGTTGAGAGAACAACAAAAAACGCAGAAAGCAGAGGTAAAGAAATTATGGCAGATGTAACTAACACAACAACAGAACCAACAATTAATAATGAGCCACAAAACGAAGAACAGACACCTAGCGTAGAAGAACTTATGACACAGCTTGCTAGTGAAAGAGCTGAAAAAGAGAGGTATAAGAACGCCTCTGATAAAGCCAGTTCAGAAGCAGCTAAGTATAAGAAAGAACTTCGCTCAAAGCAGACAGCAGAAGAACAGGAAGCAGAAGCAAAGGCAGAAGCTGAAAAGTTGCAGGCTGAAAAGTTCGAGAACATGAGCAAAGAGCTTAATCACATGAAAGCTGTCAACGCTTATCAGAAAGTTATAGGTGATGGAAAGGATATTGATTCTTTGATTGAGGCAGTTGCAGACGCAGACCATAGCCTTATAGCAACTGTAATTGCCAATGAAGTGCAAAGGCGGGTTAAAGAAGCTAAGGCAGAGTGGCTTAAATCAAGACCGGCTATTAATGCAGGCGGTGGAGAAGAAAGCACAGTAACACAGGAACAGTTCAATAAAATGAATTACCACGAAAGAGTGGAGTTCAAAAATAAGAATCCAGAACTTTACAAGAAGTTCACAGAGTAGAAAACGGAGGTAAATAAACTATGCCACAGACTAAGTTAGAAAATTTAGTAGATCCACAGGTAATGGCTGATATGGTATCAGCTAAGTTACCAAAAAAGATTAAATTCTCGCCTATCGCAAGAGTTGATACAACACTTGTAGGCAGACCGGGTAGCACAATTGTTGTACCGAAGTACGCTTATATTGGTGACGCAGAAGATGTAGCAGAAGGTGTTGCTATGGGTACAACAGTACTTACAACATCTACAACAGAAGCAAAGGTTAAGAAAGCAGGTAAGGCTGTAGAGCTTACAGATGAATCAGTATTATCTGGTTACGGCGACCCACTTGGTACAGCTATCAATCAGATTGCTATGTCAATCGCTGCAAAGGTTGATAATGACAGCTATGACGCACTTTGCACAGCACCCATTGATTACGATGGAACAGCAGCACCTATCAGCTATTCAGCAGTTGTAGCAGCTAATAGCAAATTTGATGATGAATCAGATTCATCACTTACAAAGATATTGTTCATCAATCCGGCGCAGGAAGCCACATTGCTTAATGATGATGATTTTAAAAGTAATGATAAGTACCCACTTAATGTAATTATGAATGGCACTATCGGTTCTATTGCAGGAGCACAGGTTGTTAAGTCCAAGAAAGTTAAGCTGATTAAGTATGAGCTTGATGATTCAACAGGAACAATCAATGTTGTAGCTGATACAACAAGCGAAGACGCAACTAATGTTCACCTTAATACAGCACTTGCACATACGCTTAAGCTAAAGGACAAGGAAATCAAGGTAGGTAGCAAGTTAAAGGCTGTTACAACAGAGTTCTATGCTTGCCCTATTGTTATCGTATCAGCAGAAGACCCTAACGAGGACACAGGTGCGGATGGCGTGTCAGAAGAAGAGAATGCACTTACAATCTATATGAAGAGAAGTGTTGAGATTGAATCGGACAGAGATATTCTTGCAAAGACAACTGTTATCTCTGGTGATGAGCATTACACAGCAGTCTTAAGCAACGATTCAAAGGTTGTTCTTGCTAAGTTTGGAAAGTAAGAGGTGTTTATATGTTATTAAGACGACATAAAATCAACGCCGCAAAGCAGAGTGAAGAAGTAACAGCAGATAATGTAAGACAGGAAGCTGTTTATGGAGATGAGCTTAAGTATGAGGAAGAACAGGATAAGTTTCCTGTTCAACCTACAAACGATTACACAAAGACAGCTATTAAGCGTATGCCAACAGCGGACCTGCAGACGCTTGCCTTAGAACAAGGTATTGAGAACGCAATGGAGCTTACAGGAGCAGAACTTAAAGAACTGTTAATTGAGAAATTAGGATTATAGGAGCTAAATTATGGAATACACTACATTAGAACAAGCTAAAATCAGACTTAAACAATTTCATATTGATACAGTCACAAATGATGATGAAACAACATCTGATGTGGTAGTGTTCGATAACAAAGAAGATGATCCGATAATCGAACAGCTTATTAAACAAGCTACAGAAGATGTAAAAGCAAGAAGAAATTACCCTGACAGCTACACAGACGAAATGATAACCGAGGACTTGAAGAAATTTGAGAGTGTTATTGTAAATCTAGCTGTCTACGACCATTCACAGGCAGGTGAAGCATTTATGGCAAGCTACAATGAGAATGGTGTCAACAGAACTTGGAGAGATAGAGACAGTTTATTTGTTGGGGTATTTCCATTTGCCAAAGTATTATAACGCCTATAGGGCATTACAGAATAATAAAGAAGATTGTGCGTTACCATTTTGCTGATGTCGGCAATATGGTAGCAGGCGGCACACATTAAGGGTGGTGGGCGGTGTGCCATTATTAATTATGAAAGGCGGTATATCAATGCCAATAGCAGTAATTATAAGCATTATTTCAGTTGCTTTTTCCGTCTTTTTCGGACTGTTTACGTTGGGATTTAATCTTAAGAACAACAAAAAGTCTGACAATGCAGAACTTACGGAGCGTGTAAAGGAAAATACACGCATAAATATGAAACTTGACACGATATCAGGCAACACAACAGAGATAAAAAATGAAGTTATAGAAATGAGAAAAGAACTTAATTCTCACGATAACAGGATTATTAAAGTTGAGGAAAGTGTAAAGTCAGCACACCACCGAATAGACGGATTGGAAGCACGACTTAATGAAGATAAGGAGGTATAGCAGAATGGAGATTATGCAGACATTGATTGCAAATATGACAATCATATTAGCGATTGTCGGGGCATTAGCCTTTATGGTATCTGTAATTACACAGGTAATCAAGGGTATTGGAGTATTCAATAAGGTACCTACAGATATTGTGGTATTTGTCTTATCAATTGGTATTACTGTAGCGGCATTTGTTGCTTATATGCAGTATATTCAGATGACAATACTGTGGTACATGATTCTTGCGGCGATTATGGCAGGATTTGTTGTTGCTTTTGTAGCGATGTACGGTTGGGAGAAGCTGTCTGAACTATGGAAGCGATTTGGCAAGGATGTGAAGTAATATGCTTGACATTAATAAGCAGGCTATGAAGTATTCGCTTCAAGGACAGATAGTAACTATCTATGAAAGAGATGATGACGGCAATATCCTTTATGAGGGATATACCGACACAGAGGGCAACTTCATTCCTTATCTTGATGATGAGGGAAATAAGATACCTAAAGTTCTTGAAGAAAAAACAGGTTTTTCAGAGCCGGTCGATTTCAAAGCAAACATATCATTCAGTGGTGGAGAAGCACAGAGTAAAGAATATGGCTTTGATACCGCTGATTTTGACGCTATTTTGCTGACAGATAGGAATACACTACCTATTCAAAAAGGCGACCTTATATGGCTTGATAGCAAGCCTACATACACATCTGACAGT